GTTTACTCTACCCGGTCCTGTCTTCTTTGCAGCTTCTTTCTTGCTTATGCGACCAGCTACTTTGGCTGGTCTGCAAGCAGGATACGGACGTTTACCTTTTTCTTTACCAGAGCGACCACATTTCTTGCCAGTCTTTACATCTCGCCAATCTTCTTTGAACCATTTTGTAAGACCGCCTTGTGGTTTGCCCATTATGCGTAAGTCCCGCCACGTTTCTTATAGGTTCTAACTAACCAAGCGTTTGCATATGCGCTTGGATATACATCAAACTTGCGTTTAGCCTCTGCCTTTACTCGTGCGTAAAGTGCTTTGTTTTTTGGCGTAGGGCTTTTTGATTTCTTTTTTGGTGTAGCTTTTTTTCTAGGTGCCATTACTTACCCCAATGTTTAGCTAAATAATTCTGTACTAACGTTGACTTGATAGCCATCGGGCTTTCTTCTTTCAAATAGCTTGCGTTTATTTCAAACAGGTTTCTTAGTATGTAGCTTTGTTCGTAAGAAACGTTACTGGACATCCAACCTATAATTGCTTTACGCGAACCTTTTGTTATCGGCTTTACGCCGTGAGGGTATATGATCGGGAATATAAGTAGTTGTCCCTTTCCGATTGTGTAGCTTATTTCACCTACATCGTTGTTTAGAACAAACTCCCCACCCTCGTAATCATCACTAAGACCTAATGAAAACCCGTAGTCAAAGTAAACGTTGTTGCTTCTAGGTGCTGCACGAAACGTGTCTATATGCTTTTTGTAGAAGCCACCCTCTTCATACTCATTGTAAAAGTTTACCGATACTTTGTTTGGACAAACTACTGAGTCTATGTAAGGGTTGTTGTATATTCTTGTTGATACGAGTTGCCTTACTTCGGGTGTCATGTCAGGCGACTCTGTATTCTTTTTTAAATCTTCACTATCTGATCTGGGCTGTGTCTTTGCACCGTCTTCTTTGGCACCCCAGTTTTCTACACAGTATTGTACTTCTTGTTCAGATAAAAGTTGTAATAGCATGGTATATCTCCCGGCTGTTTGGACTGCTTATATCATGTTTTCGCCGGGTTGTAAAGGGGGCAAGGTATTGCCCTGCCCCCAATAATATTATGTTCCAGTAGAAACTGTAGCAGATTCCACAGGGTTCTGTGAGATATCTGCAAGAACTACGTGAATGCGGAAACGTGCAGCAGATTCACCGCTAGAGCCGCCATCAAGGATGAGAGCGTCAATAGTGTCTGCAGAAGTCAGGATACGGGCGTTAGAGCCAGACGCACCTACTGCAGCCTCTAAGAACGGAGTAAAACCAGCAGCGAGTGCAGAACCGTCAACAAAACAGTCTACATCACCACCAGTGAAACCAACGTCCAAAGTGATCTGTCCGTTACCACGTGCTTCCAAAACTTCCAAAGCACCAGCAACAATCATGGTATCTGCAGGAACGTCGATCAATTGAACGACATCGCCACCTGTACCACCGTCAGCAGTGTCATGGACTTGAGAAGTCATCACGTAAGGACGTGCAACATTTCCGGGATGTCCGGCAGTTCCACCATTAGGAGTTCTATCAATAGTAGCCATCAGTTAGCCTCCCTTACGCAAAGTCTACAACGCCGCGAACGATAGCTTCTGGACGTAGTACTTTCTGTCCAAAAACGTGCAGTCCACGAATAACGTCGGAGAACGATTCGGTTGAACGAACCACTTCTGTCTTTGCAATGTGCGAAGCAGTAGAAGTGGATGACATGTGACCAGCAAGAACAAGATTCTCAGAACCGTCGGTTGCGAGAGTTGCAGATGCGTCAGTCAAAGTCACTTGGTCAGTGCCGCCTGTGCTATTCAAGGCAGTTGACTTGTAGCAACGGAAGCCAGCAAGAGTGCCGACAGTTGCCAGACCGTTACGAAGCGGGGAAGTGGCATCACCAGTTACCTGCACTTCAGCGATCTTGTTACCAGCTTGGAACACCTTCTCGTAGAAGATTGGTGGTGCAACAAACCAGCGGTTTTCTTCTGGCACAGACTCATCATCAAGCAAACGAGCCATTGCAAGCATCAGGTTGATACCAGCGTCGTCTGTCTCAATGTTGATTGGTGCGTTTGCAGTACCGATAGTACCAGCAGCAGCAGTCGTGGTCAGAGTTGTGCCAGATACAGCAGAAGCTGCGATACCAGCACCGTCAGACATTGCCTGAAGAACAGTCTTATCGTACTTACGCTTCAGAGCAAATGCACCTGAAGAGGTGGCAAGTGCTTCAAAGTTTACGTGCGAATGACGCTCTTCAATGTCGTCGATTTTAAATGCGAACGCATTGGCTTGGTCAACGGTCATTGTGATTTGATCGTCAGCCAAGTTTTGTGGGTTCACTACAGAGCCACGTGTATACGCGGCAACTGTTACGGTAGGCTCTTTTATGATGCGAACCGTATCGCCAAAGTTTTCAATTTCGCCAGCGTAGTCAGTATTCGTGATGTCTTCAACAACCGAAGCGCGACGAAAGAACTTGAGAACTTTTTGGCTAAAGATTTCCGGTGCAAAATTACCGGAAGGCAGGTTACCATAACCCGCAGCAGATCCGAAAGCCATTGTTCGATCCTTCCTGTTTTGAGGTCTATGAGTTTAAGTCGATTCGCCCCTCTGCCCGTGCTGCATCTAATTCGGCTTCCACCTTTTCAAACTCCCACGGTTTCATCCGGGCGATTTGTGAAGCTTTCCAAATCCTCTTATCTCCAGATGCTTCAGACGTAATGTCCTTTGCTTTTGGTGATCTTACAGCAGTAGCTGCTGCTTCTGTAGATTTGGTTTTCTTCTTTTTTGAGATACCTGCATCTGCTTTGTACAGATCGATAACTCGTGAAGCCCAACGAGCATCGGTATTGTTTTTATAAATACCATCGGAAATGGATTCCGGCTGTTCGTCAAGCCAAGTTAAGAACTTCTCATCAGCCTTTATTTCATTAAAGTCTGAGTGATTGTTCAACAGTTCGCGGTATGCACTTTGAACCTTTAACTCTTGCTCTCTTTCTTTGATTGTCTCAAGTTCTTCTTGAAGACCCTGTGACCGTTCTTGAGCTTTCATAGCTGCGACAGTCTCAACAACATCATACACGTCTGGGTATTCTTGTTTGAACTTTTCCAATTCTTCTGGAGATTTTGGTAAAGAGATATCTGAACTAGTCACTGCGGTTTGCATAGTTTCTTCCATCTCTTTTTCACGCTGTTTGAAGTCTCGCACCTTTTCGTCGTAATGACGCTTGAGATCATCATATCTCTTTTTGTAGTCATGTTTTTCTTCGGTTGATTCCGAAGCTTCTACAAAAGATTCTGCTGCTTTCTCTTCAGGCTGATCTTCTTCTTGCGCTTCTTCAACATTGGTTTCTTCATCGTCTTCTTTATAAACGTCTGCTTTATATTCATTACGATAAAGTGTTTCGCTATTGATGGTACCAAATGAGTCATTTGGTTTGTTGGCACGAATGCCGCGTACTTTTTTTGCCATTTTATTTACCTCAGTTTGCGGGGCTACATGGCTGTAGGTAGCCGCGTCGGTTGTGTCAGGGCCGCGTTGCGGGTAGCTGACGGATTACTTTAGATTCTCCAAAACTTTCTGTGAATAGGTTTTACCTTCACCGTATGATGCAAGAGCATCTTCTAAAGTTTTGTGATCTCGTAATTTCTGCATCAATGTTATGTTTGCAATTGTATCATAATATTTTTTGTGTAGATCTTGAGATATTTGTCCCGTTCCAAATCTACCGTACAATTTTCTAATATCTTTTGGGGTATTTACTTTCTTACCGTCCCGATACATAGATCTGTATTTTTCTATATTTACTTTGTCATCTCCTTGCTGGATGAGAAGATCCATATATTGTTTTTCTTCAGCCCCTAATAAATCATACAATTTGCTGCGATCTTTTATATCTTTTAATGTGCTTGCAGTTATCTGCATAGGGCCAAACGCTGATGATGCTGCACCTTTACGTCTGATACCTGTAAATATAAACGGGTTATCTTCAAAGCCTTTTATTTCTACAGTCTGTATTGCAGACTTAATATCTCCAAACCTACGACCAAAGTACATGTCATCGTCTATTGATACAGGTGGCTGATTAATAAATCCTTGCTGTGTAGGTGTAGGATTAGTTAGTGTGGGATCATCTGGGCGAACAAGTTGTTGAACGAACCCTCTATTAGTCTGTATGCCGCCGTACTGTGCACCCTGTATCTTTGATCCGTACTTTGCCTGTCTGCGAGATACTTCTGGCTTACCTTCATCGTTTAATTTTTCTAAATACCCTTTGCCCATTTTCTTTTCTATATAGGCAACGTATTCTGGGTGAATGGTTCGTTCTCCGTCTGATAAAGCAACATCAACCATTTTATATTTTTTGTCTGATAACTTTACGTTTCTTTTTGCTTCTGTGATCAACTTATCAAGGTGTTTTTCGTACTTGTCGTTTGAAGGTTGATTCATAACCATAGTGGCTAACTCAACCTTTGTGTATCGATTGTCGGCTATGGATTGTTCATCAGTTACGGAGTCGGGGTCTTTGTTTATGAAACCTTTGGTTACCTTTGGTGTGCCCATCGCGTATCCCACGCGACCGCCCTCATTAAATCGCCTGCCCCCGTCATCGCGACTTGATGCGCTGGCGGCACCCGGTGCGCCACCCGGTGCGGCTCCACCCATTCCGGGGTTGCCGGGTGTTCCGGCTTGACCGCCTACGGTCCCAGTGTCACCTGTGTCTGCGCGAGATGGTGAAGAAGAAGATGGTGCTGGATCATCAGTTCCACCCCCAAAATCGTCGGGTCTCTCTTCCGTATACAACCCTCCATATGGTGTGTAAGAGGCTGTTGGCTTTCCGTCAGGTCCAATGGCAGACGTATATGCTCCTGAAGCTTTTGGTGTTCCGGCTAAAGCTCTCAAACTATCTTTTAACGCACTTCTTTGTGCAAATGTCATACCTACGGGCACGTTTCCTGAAAGAACATCTTGACCAAAAAATCCTTTACTAAGCCCAACAACTTGCCCATTTAACATACCCACTGCAGAATTGGGATCTCCTTCATATGCAGCTTTGGCAATGCTTTCTAAATTAGCTTTACTTAAAGCTGCTCCCCCTTCCATTATGGCTTGCATAAAACCGGGGGCTATCATACCTACAGCACCGGGGATTTCTTGTTGTCTAAATGTTCCAGTGACACGACTAAAGGTGGGATTAAGTCCATATGTCTCATCTAACTTTTGTGAGATCATTCCTTTTAAATCTTTAGAGTATGTTTTTTCAAATGGATTTTGAGGTATTCCAGTTAGAGGAGATATGGCTGTGACGGTTGTTGAACCCTCATATGTTACTTTATCATCCCCATAGTCAGTTACTTGTCTACTTTGTGTTGTGCCAACGTCTCCCGTGCCTCGTGCTTTTCCTGTTCCTATGGGGAACCTTTCAAACCCACGACTCATTCCAGCACCCACGCCCGGAGCAAATCCACCCTTGATAGTGGACCTTGCAACGTAAGGTAAAATTCTAAGCCCTAGTGCGTCTGCGCTCATTCTAAATCCCTAGCCTGTATGGCTGCGTCGTAATCTTCTTTTAAACCTCTAAGCGTTTCCAGTGAAGTTATCTTCCCCTGCAGCCGGAACACTTCCAGTTCCGATCTGGCCCCCACCAACGCCCGAAGCGTCATTTGGATCTGCTCCTGCAGGAGTTTCTCCAAGCTGTCCCAAGCCTCCTTGTTGGTCACTAGGGGGCTGATTTTCCGGGCCTCCTGCTTGTTGAGCATTTGCAAGTCCTTTCAACATCTCAGCAAAAATTTGTGCTTCGCTTACGTCGTTTACCAAGCTGTCAGGATCAATGTCCTGTGCTATTGCAAGCTCACGCATCAAGTTAGGTATCTTGATGAACGGAGCCAGCATGGGGTTGGAAACAGTTTGCAGAAGAGTCGTCAGTCGCTGTGTACGAACTTCTTTCTGCATCACGGCTGCAACGCCGCGTGGTTTAATCTCTAAGTCACCCTCAATATCGGGTGCATCGTTATTGAATTGCATGTTCCACTGGAAGTATGCTTCTCCCAAAGGTTTTAGTAATGCGTCGTCGATATTCTTGATCACAGTTTTTAGGGATAAGCTTGCACCACCAAGAAGCATAGACAAGCCTGAAGCTGTTCGCCCTGTGCCACTTACACCCGTTTGACCGTGCATGATTGACGGCAAGCCTGTCTCTTCATCTGCAAGCTGCCGACTGATTTGATACATCTGTATGTTTTCAGGTGCCGTATTAGGGAACTTGAGTCCGTTTATGGCTGTCCCTGTCACTCCCGATTGCCGACGGAAGATCTTGCCGGGGAATATGTCCATGTTTTGTCCGGGGACTAAGCTTGCTTCATCCACGTCAAATACCAAGTTACCTGCAAGAGAAAGATTATCAATTGCCATACGAACGTGACCGTTCATCAGCATTTGTGCATCTTCCATGTTTTCTGCGATACCAACGCCCCACATTTGATATGGATTGATCTCGTATGGAAATACGTGATATGGTATTCTTGCTGGTGTGAATGGATTGAGGACACAGCGTAAAACAAACGGGCCACATACCCAGACGTTTACTTGTAACTGATCCATTGAGGACATACCCTCTGGGATGTCCATGCCCACTTCTTCAGCAAAGTATCTATCAAGAACACCCCAGTATTCTAAAACTTCAAAACGGTTTTCTTGATAATATGCTTCTGTCTCGTCCTCACGAATTGTATCTTCATAATACTTGTCTTCGTAATTTGATCCTTTTGCCAACGCATTTTCGATTGCATCTTTGTAGAAGTATGGAAGATTTATCAGAGCACGAAGCTGTTGCTTATTCAAACGATGTCGTTGAATTACATACTCACAGTCTTCAATGCTTGTAGCAGATGGATCTGGATGAAAGTCCCAAGCAGAAACATGTTCAATACGAGGCACTACCTTTTCGTAAGGTTCGTACACCCTGTCTCCGTCGTCACCTCGTGTCCACTTGTGTATACGTTTGTAAAAGTTAAACGGACCTTTTACAACACCTGTGCCAAGCAGAGCAGATTCAAATATTGCACTGCGAAACACATTTACAGCACTTGTATCCAGAAGCTGATCGTGTATTGTTTTTTCTAAGTTGAGGGCAGCTTTTTGAGCGGGAGATATTTGTGCCTCTCCCATGAGTGCTGGCCCTTCAGCTATGGGCATACCATTGTATCTGTTTTTCAGGCCACCAAGAAAGTCGGTATCGCCGCCCGGAGTTGCTTGCATAGCACCCGGCTCCAGCATTCTACCATCACCATTGAATCCGTAAGGATCAACTATATCATCCAACGGTGTTTTCATGTGAGCAAACTCTGCTATACCTTCTGGTACAGGAGTAGGCTCAACAACCAAAGGAAACTTCTTGTTTGCAAACAGGATGTCAATTATCTGTCCGTATGCAGCAAGAACTTTTGTTTTGGTTATTTTGATAAATACTCTGGATCGCTCACTGTCACGATACTGTGTAGATGAATCATATATACCACGAAAGTTCTTGAAAGCTTTTAGCCAACGTTGTTCGTAAGTATATCTTCCATTTTCAGCATCTTCAAACTTGGAACGAATGTACCCGGCAAGACCCGGCATGGCCTCTTCAGGTTCGACCAGTGGCACCTGAGTATCATCAGGCGGCTCAAGAAAGTTTTCAGACATGCTAGTTCCTAGCTAAAGTAGTTTCTGTCTTCTGCCATTGTGTTGAAAGAAGCTTCAACTGTTGGCTTTGTTTGCTTTTTAGGCATATCTTCGTAGATAGGTGCAGTCTGTACACGAGTTTGGAACTCCAGACCTTCACGGTAAAGCTTGTTTACACCTGCTTGATCATCAACAGACTCCTTGTCAGAGTTCATAATGTAAGCAGCACCGTAGTTGTAATTACCAGTTGTTGCATTCGCCATAGGTTTCTCTCCCCTATGATTAGTTTAAAAACGAGCCGCGAAGTGTTGTTTCTTCACCAGCAAGTGCGGCACTTCTTGCTTGGTTAACTCTTTCTTGTGCTCCCCCTGCAGAAAGCATACCCTGATTAGTTTGAACAGGATCAGGCACTCTTATGTTCATTGGCGGGGGTGCGAGTGATGGGACTGTAGGTGGAGTGGCAGCGGGAGCATCGGGTTGCCTTGCTTGTGCAGCCTGAACCATACTTGGTGTTTCTGGTATCTGTTGTGCTGCTGCTACCACGTCACTGGGGGCTATCGGTAAGAACTCTGTGGCTCCTGCAATTGCTCCACCTACTTCAGATACCGGACCGGGTAATCCTAATTGCTCAAGTTGTTGGGTAACATCTGCTTTAGTTTGTTTTGCAGCTAATGCAGATATAGCAAAACCAACGGGTGGGGCTACAACTTTTACAATAGGCTTGGCACCTTTGAGAGCTTTGTTTATTAGATCTCTGCCTGTAGCAGCCTTCTTTTCTATCTTTTTAAACTTTTTATCTTTTGCTGCTTGTTCTCGTAGTGCTTCCAAGTCCCCCTGATCTTGCAATATCTTCATTTCAGTTTGTTGAGCAGAAAGCTCACTTTTTAATACTTGATCTTTAGCTTGGGCTGCAGCCACCTCTGGATCAACTTGACCTGCAACTCTACCCCCTATAACCTCACCCCCATCCGGTAGTGAATTAAAGAAGTCTGGATCTACAGCATTTTCGTATCCAAGCTCTTCTAATATTTCCTTTGTTGCTGTTATGAGTCCAGTGCGCTGTGAAGGAGCAGCACCAGCATCCGTCATAAACTGAGCTACAGATGTAGTTCCTGATCCGGCTGAAAACAAGGCAACGTTTCGTGCGGTCATTCTTTCAAGCTGTTTTCTTCTAGCAGTAGAGACTGCGTAATCTTCTGCTACGTCACTAGATGCACGTAGCGTTAATGCTTTTCTTGCTTGATCACTATAATCAAACCCAGAAAGAATACTTTCATTTAAGTTGCGAAGTTTTTTAACTCGCATAGGTTCTTGGCGTTTGCCTAATTTGGGACTTGTAACACTTAAATAATCTTTACCAAATACCTCATCAAATACACGATTTATGCGCTCGGAATTTTTTTGAGTGTTTTCAAAAATAAGCCCTGTAGTTCTGTCTCCTATGTGCATTTTTATTGCATCTAAAATAGGGGGAGCAAACACAGCTTTCTTTATAGTTGTGCCCCCAGAGCCTTTAATTTCAACGTCATCTGCAACACCAGTTTTGAAATTTATATCTTCAATATTTATTCCGTTCAAATCTTCTGGTCTGTATCCACCAAACATGTGCATAAGCAATTGTGCTGCAGCTTCTTTATCTCCGGTTGCATTTAGTCTAACAACAGATTCCTTTAACTTTCTGAAAACATCGTCTGGAAACTCTTTTACCGTTGCACGAGTAGGTTTAAAATCAAAAGCTTCAAAAGCTGCTTCTTTTCCTATCTGCGTTTTTAACGTTCGACTGGGCCAACTTGGCCCATGCCCTGCGTCTTCAAATATACCGGATAAAAATGCCTGTGCTTTTGTTGCTTGGCTTTTTCCAAATGACTCATACGCCTCTCCCTGCATGGCCTGTGCAAACATAACAGGATTTGCAACGATTTCTGCAGGAGTCGTATCTAGCAAACCAGCCGCTGCAAAAAACCTTGTTACAGAGTTAATTTTACCCTGAGTCATGTCTTTTGTTTCGCCAATTTGACGGTTTTGAAACAAATCACGAAGCGTGGTGTTGTTTATGGTTTGAGGTCTGCCATCAGGACTGGCAGTCAACATCGCTTCAAATTCTGGATTAAATTTTGCCATCTAGTATCCGAATACTTCGTCTTGTACTTTGTACACGTGGTTCTTGATTGCACCTAGCTGCTGATGTATTGCAGCGTATCCACTCATGCGTGTCATCACCATATATCGTAACGCATCGTAGGCGTGGTCTTCCGCTTTTGTGTCCACATCTTCGCTGTTGGTCTTGGAGAGAGGTATTCCCGCAAGCTGCTTAATGATATGCTGGCAGGAAGAAAATATACGAAGACGTGGTTCATTTGTGTAAGGATCATCCCCTAGACGACGGTGTACTTCCATCTTACCCTGAATACGATTACGATCAGATGGCACCCACCTAACGCCGGATCGCATCATGGTTTCTGCTATGGACGGACCCATGCCCGTTTTGTTCCAGCAGGAAGAATCCAATACAGTATAGTGAGGTAGCGGGTCAAGTTGTTCCGCTTCTAGTATTTTAGCGGCTAAGTCTTCCGCTGTCAAGTGTTTTGCATAAAGCTCACGATAAACCCAGATATTGTTATCCCAGTCAATAGCCCCCCAAAGAACGCACGACGGACTCGCGTAGCCATAGTCTGCGGCACGTATGCGGGGCCAGTTGGTGGGAAGCTCAAAATGTTCGACCACATGACGCTCTCGTGAAAACTCTGGGAAGGCTGCTCCCTCTGCCACATCCCAATCCCCGTCAAGAAGTCTCTTCCGCTCAACTTCTGGGAGCGAACGCAACATGGCCTCGTATTGCCCGTCAGCCATGAGGTGGGGATTATCAGTCAACCGTGCAGGAACGAACTTGCGGTAGAACAACGGCTGACCTGCCTTATCGTGACCATCGGGCCATACAAAAGGCTTCATCGTATCTATGTCATATGCAGGGAAAGGAACGTTGTCCTTTTGCACATCGATGTACATTTTCTTAACCCACCAGCCACCGACACCGCCGGGGTTGGCTGTACAACGCATATATAGATTCTCTTGTAATTCGGGATCGGTACTACGCAATCGTGAACGAAGGTAGTCCCAGACATAAGGAGTTGGATATTGTGTAATTTCGTCGATACCTATCCAGTTAAAAGCCTGTCCCTGAAAACGGGTAACATCTTTGTCTCTGTCTAGGTAAGTAAACCACATGGTGGCACCTGACGGAAACACCCATGTGGATTTTGATTCACGAAACTTTGCACCGGGAAATGCTTTGGGGTACAGTTGTCGTGACTTGTCTATAAGTTCTGTCAGTTCATCAAGGGTGCGTCTTAGAAGAAGACCTCTATGATTGGGATTATGACAATAGCGTAGGGGATCAGCAAGTAAAGCAAATGATTTGCCGCCGCCAGCCGCTCCCCCATATAGGACATCCCGCTCACCTGCCGAAAGAAACTCTTCTTGAGGTCCGGGATTAGATTGGAAAACAACTTCAGAATCACCCACAAGATCGGAAACGGATGGGGGTAGAAGGGAGAGATCTCCCACATCGATGACATTTGTTCCCTCTTCTGATACTCCCTTTTCGACTCTTCCAATCGTCTTTTCCAGCTTTCGGGCATAGGTTCTTTGTGCTTCTGCTTTTTTTGTAGCTTGTGTAGCTTTTTTCTTTGCTGCCCTCAAACGCTTCTGTGCCCCACGACGGGCACGTTCAGCGGTGGACAGTTGGTAGGTTCGTTTCTTTTCAGACAACGTTAGTCTTTCTCTGCAGACTTCTGAGCAGAACGACCCTTTGAAGAATTTACTTTCTTCACAACACTCAGGGTAATGCTGTCGTAGGGATCATACTTACTACTAATGGCACCACTCATGTTTGCTTCGTTTAAATCTTCCAAGTAACCAGCAATCTGTTCGTCAGACAATTCTTCCCCACTTAAAAGTGCATCTTCTGCAAGTCTTGCTCTTGCACCTAGCATTGTTCTTCTTTGTTGTTCTACCATAGCTAATCCTATCCGTCTATGACGACTTCCTTCTTTGGTGGCAGCAGGACTACACCGTGTATTGCCTGTACGTTGTGGTTTATTTGTTCTTGTTTGGCTACACCGACGCGGTTGAGGAGCGATTCGGCAGCTTTGAGGCGAAGGTCATCACCTCTTTCGGGGGCGGGGTTGTCTATAGTTGATATGACACGGTTAGCTGCCTTCATTGCGTTGGTAGCTAAGATGGTTTTGGTACGTTCAACTATTTCATCAGCAAGAGTGGACTTCAACCATGCGGCTGAACCACGAGAATACCCAGCATCAATGGCAGCAGCAGTTACCTGACCACCATTTTCAAATAGAAGTTCTAAGAATCGCTCCTGCTGGGGATTCAGTTCCTTCTTCTTGTGTGTCTGGGGTAGTAGATTCATCGTTTTCTTCCGAAACCAACTTGCAGCGGCTTCTTATTTCGACTTCAAAGACCTGTCGTTCAAAGACGAACTTCGCCATTTCGTCGTTTCGGAGCATACACTCTTTTTCTGTGGGATATGGACCATCTGTATCTTTTATTTCACGACACAAATCCGGTCCAACGGCTAAACAGACAAGTATCCAAGCTTCAAACATGTCCATTTTGTCCTTTTATTGTTGTGGGAAGGTCAGTTTGTAGCCTCAATCACCCAATGTCAAGCATTTTTTGTTGGTTTTCGTCGGGATGTGCTAATTAAACCTGTGCCCACATCACAAGTATAGCTATCAAATACATGTAAGTCAACAATAATCGTATAAAAAAGTAAAATTGTGTGCTTTTTTCTTGACAAATCGCTATCTGAACTATACAATGGGACTAAGTCCTGCCGGGAGATACACTATATC